CCCGATCTCCTTCAATATCGGTTCGTCGATGATAGGTTTCCCAGTAGGTGTTTTCTGAGTGGGATTCCAGCCATGAAATGTTTGCAGGATCCATGCTATATGATCTCGTGATGTGGGATTTAATTCTTTAAGGCGTGTAAGTGGAGCATCTTTGACATAACCTTGGGTTCTATTATCTCGCTTAGGAGTAAACAACGATCCTGAAACGTAAGGATGCCTGTCACGTAATAGTTGATAAGTTTGTTCAAGCTCTTGTCGGAGAGTTGATGCAAGTTCCCATGCAGCGCGTTCATCAAAATACCATCCATGTAACTCTTGTTTGGTGAGGATTTCTGCGACTTCATGTTCTAGCGTGACCCATTCAGGTATGGCTGAAAGTGTTTCCATAGTTTGGTGGTAACGTGAACGTCTTGTATACAATAATTTTCCATTTCTTTGGACCAGTTCGCCCAATTAGAAGTGGAACCGTAGTCACCTTTTCGTTCATCTAATCGGTAGCCATAAGATTCAAGTGAGTGTTTGCCATACAATTTAAGAGGCATACCATCCCAGGTATGTTGCTTATCCAAGTTAATCATGTCCGGATGGTACAGTCTGCTAAGTAGTAAAGTATCCACCACATAAGCAGGCTTACCAAACCAAGGGTAGAGTGTACGAATAACAGGTAAATCGTAGCCAATAATGTTGTGACCAATAACCCTGTCCGAATCCTGTAATCTTTGCAAGCCTCTTGATATTGGCTCACTAGATCCAGTATCATTGTACGCAATCGTCTCGTCTGTCGAGAGATCATGGATAGCAAGACAGTGGATGATACTAACATCATAAAGTAATCCGTTTGTTTCTATGTCAAAGACTAGACTCACTTCCCAGTCCATTTGAATGTCCTATCTTTAAACTTAGCACGTTCAATGGCTTGTGTAGTAGGTTGATTAGGTCGTTTGAGTTCAGAAGTCTGTTGTTGCATTGAACTCGGGTTCTGGTTTGGTTTCATAGAATTTACAGGTAGGTAGATCATAGCTTAGCTGACATGCGATGCCAGTTTCCCCTGAATATCGATTTTTGAGGATTCTAACAGTCGTATCAGACTGTTTGCCTCCACTCTGCTGATCTCGTTCGAGTCCAATGCAAGCGTCAGATAGCTGTGCAATTGCTGCAGAGCCGCGCAACTGTCCAAGTGTAACACGTGCCCCTTCTTCATGGTTTTGATCCGATGATGTACGTTTGAGGTGAGACACTAGAAACAAAGCAATGCCTGTACGTTCCACCAGTGATCTCAATTTAGTCATAGTGGTGTCAATCATTCTTCGTTCATCCCCATCAAGTCCACTAAGAAGAATGGATAGGTGATCTAAAAAGATAATTCTACAGTCGAGACCTGATGCCAGATACTCAATCCGATTATAGATAACATCAGGATCGTAAGAGCCAAAACCGTCAAACAAATAAAGGTTCCAATTAGCCATTGTAGCGTCGAACGCCTGAACAAGATCTTTATGAGTATGTTCTCCTAAATGCAGTGATTTACCTACATGAGCACTCATCAACCCTAGGGCTGTACGACGGTTGGATTCTTCCAACGCCAGATAACCGACCCGTTCCCCCTTGTCAAGAAGGTTAGCTGCAAGTTCACGACAGAATGAGGATTTTCCGATACCAGATCCTGCAGTGATTGTAACAAGCTCTCCATACCTGATCCCGTGAAGCTTTGATTGTAATCCTTGAAATGGGTAGTCATGATCTGCAGCGGGTGACGGAGTAGTTACAAGATCTAAAAGAGTTTTACCATCGACAATACCATCAGGACGGAACGGTTTGGCGTCCCAGATAGCTCTGCATACAGCGTCAGAGTCATTGGCTTGGAGGGCGTCTGATGCGTCCTTGTAAGCACCTTGAATGTGAGCAATTTTAACTTTACCTGGCGGTAATACACCAGCACACTCTTCAGCTGCTTGACGACCTGGTGAGTCATTGTCGAAAAATATGACAATTTCATCGTAACCCTGTAACAATGGTAGTTGTTTTTGTACAGCCTTCTTTGCACCAGCAGCCCCAGATGGTACAGAAACCATCGGCCATCCTGGCATACATTCTGAACCACTAGCTGCATCCATCTCGCCTTCAAAGATGACGATACGTTTACCAGTAGTAGGGTATAAATGTTGTCCGAAAAATGTACCAGGCACCTCACCCTCATATGAGAATGATTTATTCTTTGTTTTTACCTTGGCACCTTTAACAATGCCTGATTCGTCATGATAGTAAAAGCGTAGCTTCTCACCATCACGGTATATTTTGTACTTCTCACATGTTTTTTGTGAGATGTTACGTTTCTGCAGCCTTTGAGCTGAGCCTGTTATTTTCACACGTTTAGTTTCGTGAATGTGTAAAGAAGGTTTACCATCACCGTGCGTATAATGATGGCAAACGAAGCAATATGTGTGATCGTCATCATAGATACTTTTGGCATCTGATGATCCACACTCCTCGCATGACTCATGAAAGAGAAACTCAGATGAGCCAGGTGAGGGGGATGTTTTTGAATGATGTCCAAGGGATGTCATGCTTTTCGCACCACTTAGCGTATGTAGTTTTTGATTTCTTACTGATTTTATTGAACGGTGCCTGGAAAACCATACGCAAGTCAAGGTTAGGATTCAACTCCTTTACTGCCCTGATCTTACGTCGATCTGCAGGATCCCAGTATCCTTTACATTCTAACACGACACCATTCGGTAATACAAAGTCAGGTGTGTAAACGTGTTGGATGATATAGCGTACTTTAGTTGTTTCGTACTCGTATTTGATTCCAAGATCGACAAGTAGATCAGCTACCTTTTCTTCTAGCTTGGATCTAAATGCCATTAATCGTTCATGTTTTTTTCGATGATAGCCTCCACGACCTCAGTCACAGCACGAGACATCTCATACTTGAAATCATTTTTATCAGCCTTGTAACGGGTGACACAAATGGGAGGTAATTGGATATCCAGAGTACCTTTATAGATACCAGTGATCTCATCCTTTTCTACAGTAAATTGAAAATCAGAAGTCATCAGAAATGTTCTCCGGGATAACAGTGACAACAGGATCAGCAGACTTATAACCTTCAGTTTTACCAAACAGGGCAGCTACATCTTCAGCAGCCATATCGCCAGTGTCTACACCAGCTCCTGAATTGAGAGACACCAATTGTACACCAACCAGTTTAAGGCTTGTTCCATAAGTAACACCATCCTTGAGAATGTATGGTTTCTGATAGAACGCCAACTTAACTTGGCTACCAGAATACATGGGCGTATTCTCGTCTGTGACAGGTGAACCTTCGGTGTCAACGACAGGTGGTCGGTTGTCTTCATTCCAACTAAACTTAACTTTGAATTGACCTTCAGTAACTTCTTCCCATGGCTCAGGTTTTAAGGTAGAACGTTTAGGATTTTTTAGTTTAGATAGTGCCCATTCAAGAGAATTAATACGATCATCTTCTAAGGCTTCAACCATGCTGCCATCAACAATAGCAGACAGGGAATAGCCAAATTTACTTGGCTTCATTACAGCTTGATAACCTTCAAGGATAACAGGCTGTTCGGTTTTGTGAATAATACGTGCCATTAACAGAAAAAATAGGTGGATTCAATCACGGATTCCGGTTCAAGGTCTCCTATGATCGGTGGTTCAGTCTCCGCTTCTATTTGGTGAGCGAAGTCTCGCAAGTAATCATGCTCTGCGAAGAGGTGCATATATGTCTCTCGTACAATTGCACTGAGAGAAGACATGTCGGTAGCACGACACAATACAGAATCATGAATGAGAGCGATCGGTGCGTCAAAACGAAGCGCACTGAAGTGGAGAAGAGATGCATCAAGTGAATGAATTAGATTTGGTGCTGTTGCGTTCTTGTGGTGTTGCTTATCAACCTTGTCAGAGTCATCGACTGCGACAGAAAGTTTACAATTACCGAGAAGTTGCAACTCAATGCGGACCATCTGTTTCTTCATGAGTTTCTGTGTAACAACAAAACCGGATGGTGTAACCCATGTTAACTCTGTTTTACCACGATCAATTGCTTTAGCAACCTCAGACTCAATCCAAGACATGACAGCCATAGGACCAGGTACAACCTCATCCATAGCATTTCTAACAGCGACTACAGTCTTTGTCAAGTCATCTTTATCAATCTCAACACCCTTCTCTTTTAGTGCGTCTTTGATATACCCACGGTTGCTAAAAGGTTTAGCATTGTAAGGTA